TATAAGGGGGCAGGAATTTCGGGGACGAGTTTGACCCCCGACCAACGCGATATGTTACAAGGCGAAGTCCTTGAGATTTGGGAATCGTTCAAGGCCGATGTGAAGTCGGTCCGCGAATTCGTCGACGAGTCATCCCTTGAGGCCCAAATTTTCTCGGGTCGCAAGGCGGCGGACCTCGGCCTCGTTACCGGGTTAGTCCGCGGTTTTGACGAAATGATGGAAATCCTTTCTCCCGATGTCGCCGCCCAAATGGAAGCGGACGAGTCCAACGACGAGCGCGCCGAAGGCGGCGAATCCGAGGAGGCCAAGGCCCTCTCCCGTTTTGCATCGGCCCGCGCGCTTGGCGGCAAGCTACTTAAGGCCCTCGCCGCGTCGCCCAAAATGAAGTCCGAAGGGGACGACGAGGAGGATGAGGACGATGAGGAAAAGAAGGAAACCGAGGACAAGGACGAAGATACCGAACCCAAGTCCGAGGAGGACGAGGGCGAGGAGAAGTCCGAGGACGAGGAAAAGAAGGACGAACCCGAAACGGAGGACGATGAGGACGAAAAGTCCAAACCCGAGTCCGACGACGAGGAACCCGCCAAGGACGACGAAAAGAAGGACGACGAGGAAAAGTCCGAGGACGCGACCGACGACGATAAGGACGAAAAGGGCGAACCGCCCCAGCCTTCCGCGGAGGACGACGAGGAGAAGAAAGACGAACCCGAATCCGAGGACGAGGAAAAGAAGGACGATGAAGATTTAAAGGACGAGGCCGAGTCCGGGGACGACGCGGTCGATACCGACGGTAAACACAACAAGCGCGGGGCAAAGCGGTCGCGAGGCCGCGTCGCTTGACTCCCGCGGAGGTTTATTCCAATGACCCTCGAACAATCCCTTAAGGCTTTGAAGTCCGCGTTTTCGGGCAAGGCCGTCGAAGTCGAGTCGATGTCGAAGGACCTCGCCGCAGTTAAGGCCGCAAATGTCGCCCTTACCGCCGAGGTTTCCGACGCGACTAACAACCTCAAGGTCCTCGCCGCCGTTTCCTCGGAACGCGATACCCTCGCCGCCAAGGTCGACGAATTGACGAAGGCCCTCGCCGAGTCCAACGCGCTTAAGGCGCAGGCCGTCGACGCAATTGAAACGGTCGGTAAGAAGGCCGCGAGCATTGTCGCCGCGGTCGGCGCGGCCCCGGTCGACCTCCCCTTGGAAGCTTCAACGAAGTCCGCGGGCGATGTTTGGTCCGAGTATCTTGAGCTTAAGCAAAAGGAACCCGCCAAGGCCCAAGCATTTTACGATAAGAACCGTCCTTCGATTCTTAAACACCTCGGCCTCAAATAATTTAATACAATGGCCCTTCCCGCCTCTCTGACTGCCGAAATTGGTTCCTTGTTGACCGCCTCTTGGTCGCAAATCGTCGCCGACGCGGACGCGAATAGCGGCGTTACGACTTTGACTTTCAATATCAAGCTTACCGAAACCTCCCCTCCCGGCGGCCCGATGGATTACGAAATCGGTTTTACCCATCGTTACCGCACCGAGATTTCCCAAAACACTTTTGAAAAGGTAACGGGTTCCGTTTCCTAATCTTCCCCTTTCTCTAACCTAATACTAACTCCCCCCAATGGCTACAAATTCCGTTAACAATCAAGGTCTCGCCCCGCAATTCGTTGCGGCTGAAACCCTCCGCACCCTCGTCCCGGTCCTTCAGCCCCTCAAGGCCATCGCCGTCACGGACTTTGGTGCTTATGTCGCTCGCCTCGGTCAAGTCGTCCATACGCGCCTCGCTTCCCCGTTCACCGCGGGCAATTACGACCCCGCCGTCGGTTTCGTCGCACAGGCCGCGACCTCGACCGATATCGCCGTATCTCTCGACAATCTGACTTATGTCGATGTCGGCTTTACCGACCAAGAACAAAACGCAATCTCCCCCGAGATGCTCAAGCGCGTTTTCCTCGCTCCTCTCGTCAACGCCGTCACCAAGTCGCTGTTTACTTCGATTCTCGAAGGCACGACCGCCGCTAACTTCGCGACCGCTGGTTACTCGGGCGCAACCTCGGCCTTCGACCGAACCAAGATGGTTGATGTCGCGCAGTCGATGACCGCCAAGAATATCCCTTACGACGACCGCGCCGCCCTTATCAGCCCGACCGCCTATGGTCAGCTCCTCAAGGACCCGACCGTCGCTCAATACTTGTCCATCGGCGACACCAAGAACATTCGCGAGAACGGCGAAGGCCACGGCAAGCTCGGTCGCCTTCACGGTATCGACCTTTACGAATACAACGGTTTCCCGGTGGCGGGAACGGCCTTCACGGAAGGTTTGCAGGGATTGGCGAGCTGTCGCGAAGGTTGGGTTATCGCAACCCGCGTAACCAATGCCCCTCTAACGGGCGGCGGCACGCAGGAAACGATTGTCGAGGAGGACTCCCAATTCGCCCTCGCGTTCCGTCAGTATTACAATTGGCAGGAAGGTAAGATGCACTTGAATATGTCGTTTGTGAACGGCATCGCCAAGGGCAACGGTAACGGCCTCGTCCGTATCGCCTTCACCTCCTAATCGGGGGTTAAGTCCAAACAAGTCGGCCCCCGTAATTGGGGGCCTTTTTGTTTTATAGGGAATCGGCCAAAAATAAACATTGTTGACAATCGACCGCGGTTGTGTATGATGTAAGTCGTAATCCAAACCAATGCTCCCTCAAAAACTACATTCTTGGGTCCCCGCAAAAATCCGTTTCGCCGTCCGCGAGTCGTCCGTCGACTCCGACGGTTATTGGATATACCTCTTTGACGAGTATGAGGTCGACGGCGGGTCAACGGTGTCGGGCGATACCAAGTCCGAAGCGGTCGACTTCTTTATGGGGGGTCGATGGAACGAGGCCCTTAAGGAAGCTTGGAAGGCCCGCGCAACGGAACGCGTCAAGACCAAGACCAAGGCCAAGGCCAAGGCAATCGATGGACCCATCAAGGTTGGGGTTCGCGCCCCCGGCGTTACCGACCTCCAATGGGTTCGATACATCAATCGCGCAAACCGATATAACGCCGCGGTCGCGGCAAAGGGGTAATCCTTCCGCCGTCCGACTTACGGCCCCCGACCTCGGGGGCCTTTTTGTTGCCCGCCCTTGTCCTACCCCTCGCCGCGGGTCAAACGGCCTCCTCGGGGCCTTAACGGGGCGGGAACGATAGGGCCTTGGGTTAGGGTTGGACCGACCTTGGGGATTGGGGCCGTCCAATAAATAACCTTTATCGGGGCTTGACGGTCCGGGGTTAAGGGCCGAGGATGTTTGGACTAATCCAACGCTCCCAATGAATACTCCCCTCCGCACCGCCCGCGTCGTCGGTTTCTTTTCCATCCCGTCCGCCTCGATGTCGGAACACAACCCCGAAGGATATATGTCCCTTGTTCGGGCCTTGCCCGCGGGCGCGGGTTGTTGCTCCCAATGCGGAATGGGGATTACGCACCATACGGTCATCGTCGACGAAAAGGGGGTCCGTCGTTTTGTCGGTTCCGATTGCGCCGAGAAGATTGGGGTCGATGCCGACTCGATTCGTTACCGCCTAACGACCGAACAAGTCGAGGCCCGCACCGCCGCCCGTAAAGCTCGCAACGACGAATGGAACCGCGAGGTCGCCGAACGCGAGGCCAAGGTCGCCGAACGCAAGGAACGGTTTTCCGACATCCTCGCGCTCCTTGAGGCCCAAGGGTCCGACTTCCATTCCTCCCTCGCCGAGCAATTATCGCAAGGTCCCTTGTCTTGGAAGCAAGCTCGCTTCGTTGCCAAGGCGACCTCCGACACGGGTCGCCGCAACAAGCGGAACGCCGCCGCTTGGGACGAGGTCGAGGAGCGCGTCCAAGGATAGGGGTTAAAGGCCCTCCGCTTGCCCGCCAAAGCCCTTTTGACTCCCGCGGGAGCATATGGGTTCAATCCAAGACGAATGGGCCGCGGACGCGGCGGTTATCCTCGGAGAGATTCCCAAGGCGGTTACCGTCCGTCATACCCCGGGCGGGACCCCGACCGCGTTTAATGTCCTAATGGGTCCCCCGATGATTCAACAAGATATGGAAACGGGCGGGTTCCTTAACTCGACCTCGTTCGATGTTAAATTCCTCAAGGCCGATGTCGTCGCCCATTCGGGGGTCGTCGCCTACGGAAACCTTATTGCATACAACGGCGCGGACTTCCGCATCGTCGCGATTAACGACCGCCCTCCGTCCGCTTGGGTAATCGTCCGAGTCGTATCCAAGGCGGGACCC